CAACTTTATCAAAAATACTTCGGAGGCAACAATGGCAAAAATTGATCTGCATAATTTCTTTCAGTTCTATGATGAAAGAAATCCTAACCACGTCAAAGCAGTGCAGTGGTTGGAGGACAATCTCCCAGTCAAATATCTTGAGGATAATGTAGAGTGGGCGGAGACTTATAGAGGAAAAAAGACTAGTGCTGCACCAGCACCCGCTGCTGCAGCTCCTGTAACAGGTGGCGATGATGTTCCAATGATGGGCATCAAACTTATCAAGGAGTTTGAAGGATGCCATCTCAAGGCATACCCAGACCCTCTCACAGGCAATCTTCCAATCACTATTGGTTGGGGATCTACTCGTAAGAAGGATGGATCGCACTTTAAGATGGGGGATACATTAACACAGGCAGAAGCGGATGCACTTCTCATCGAGCAGTGCAAGAATGAGTTTCTTCCTGCACTTCGTAAAGTACCACATTGGAATGAGATGTCAGATGGAAAAAGAGGAGCTCTTCTCAGCTTTGCTTATAATCTTGGTGCTGCTTTCTACGGTGGTGCTAACTTCAATACTATTACTAAACGCCTAAAGAATAAAGAATGGGATCAAGTCCCAGACGCTCTTTATCTCTACCGCAATCCTGGTTCTAATGTAGAAGCGGGTCTTGCTCGTAGAAGAAAAGCAGAAGGTGAATCGTGGAAGAAAGGATAAATAGTTACAATCATCACTGATTCTTGATCTTCTGATCTGAATCTACATAGTCCAAGTCCTTTATGACTTGGTGAATACTTCATTAAACAACTTCGGTTTGTTTTGTTTAGTACACACTAAGTAATAGAGGACTTTTTATGTCTTACACTAAAAGGGCGCTTGCTGCTGCGTCTGCCGTTTTGATGGCGGCTCCATCAGCACTCGCAGGAAATGTTACTCTAGAAGGTAACTGCGTTAAAATCGGTACATCAGATAGAGGAACCATCGGTTCGCAAGGTAACACCGCACCAGGTATTCTCTACGATTCCACTTGTACAGCAACCTTTAATCCTGCATACGATTATCTCACACCAGGAAGTCCATTTGAAGGATGGACGATTAAAGGTCTAGATGCGACTGGTGCAATCTTATTCAATAACACAAACAACAACACAGGTAGTCCAGTTAATGTTACAGGAACCAATGTAGATTACTCTGGGGTATCGTATCGTGGAGTGACTTTTGATAATCGTGCAGTATGGTCTGGTTCTACAACAAACTTCAACATTGAACACGATGTAAGATTCAACGATGCTCAACACTTCGTTGATATCAATACTCGTTTAGAGTTTATGATTGCTGTCCCTACACTTTACTTTGGTAGATTCACCGACCCAGACGCAAGAGCCGCTGCAGGTGATAGTTCTGCGACTCTTAATGTTAGAGGATATGCTGGTGGTATTCCTGCGACTAATGTAGTTCTATCAGAAGCATTAGTATCCAAGTATGCTCTGGGATTATTCACAGGTGCAACAAACTCTAATACTGGTGTAAGTAACTCTTGGACTACCGACCCAATTAATTATTATAATGGTGTGAATAGTGGTGACGGAGACTACACCATCGGTCTTGGATTTATGTTCTCTGGTATTGCTGCTGGGGACATTATTAACATCCAGTATGCTTATATCTTTGGACCTTCTGCGTTTGCTGCTGGTTCCACTGCCGTTGCTGGTGGTGCTGGTGGAGCAACTCCTACATCCTTTACAATTACTGATGTAGGTTCGGCTTCTGCACCAACCACACCATCAACTCCAACAGTCACAGGAACTTCAACCACTAACTCTGTTACATCTACTTCTGCATCATCCACAAGAACCGAAACTTCTTATGTAACAAGAACAGTTAGTTCTACTGATGCTGATGGAAATCCTGTGGTAAGAAGTTATACTGATACTGTTGTAACAACCATTCCAGTTACAACCACCACAACAACCACCACACCAGTTACTACAACAACTTATTCTGACGGAACTTCTACATCATCAAACGGAACAGCAGTCGTTACAACTTCTTCTGCTGATGAAACTGGAACCTCTGTGGTTTCTGCAACTGCATTAGATACAACATCAGTTACAAGAACAGTTACGACTTCTGCAAATACATCATCTTCCAGAACTGGAACCAGAACAGTTACCAGAACTGTAACTGATACTGATGCATCTGGAAATCCAAGAACAAGAACTTATACCGATACGGTTTTAGATACAACACCAGTCACTACAACTACCACATCATCTACACCAATCACAACCATTTATTATGCTGACGGTTCTACCTCTGTTGTAAATGGGAGCACCACAACCACTTCTACTTCTTCCGATGGAACGGTAAGTTCTTCTGTGATTGCAGCTGCACTTGATGCAACAGCAATCATCCGTCCTTCTGTTTCGCAATCATCAGTTCAATCTACAACTCTTCCAGTTGTAAATGTAAAACTGACTGAACACACAGCATCAGAAGATAAGGGTGTTCAGAAAATTGCAAGACATCATACAACAACCACGACAACTCCGATGGTAAAAACAGTTGTAACCACACCAGTTACAACTACTTCTTATTCCAGTGGAACCGAAACCGTCACAAACGGAACTCCTGTTACAACTTATGAACTCTGGAATGATGTTGCTATCTCACACGCATATGATAGTTTGTTTGGACGTGTAGATCAACTTGAAGCACTTGATAATATTAGTGGTGCAATCAACGGACTTCTGAATCACGAACCATCACAAACAAAGCAAAGATTGAGAGTATTTGAGAATAACAGATTTGTTCAGTCCTATAATGCTGATGGATATTCTGCTGATAGTAAAATCTTTGGTGGTGGTTTTGAGTTTGATTTAACAAAAGGATGGACTGTTGGTTATCAGTATAATAATGTAAATATCAAACTTCGTGGTTCGGACTCGAATGCATCACAAGGTAAAGAAGTTCACGGTATCTTTAATGCTTTCCACGGCAATACATTCTCTCTGAATACCAATGCTGCGATTGCAAACAGCAAATACAACTATTCAAGAACAGTTGAAGGTGTCTTCAATAATCAAGGTTCCACAACTGGTTCTGAGTGGTGGGTATCTAACAGATTGTATATGCACGTTACGAAGTGGTTGTCACCATTCTTCGGACATACAGTTTCTAATGTAAGAAGAAATGCTTATACTGAATCTGGTTCTATTCAATCAGCAAGAACAGTTGAAGCAGTTAATCAAACAACTCACGTTGGTGAAGCTGGCATTAAACTTGAAACCAGATTCGGTGGTAAAAAGAAGGACTTGTTTGGTGTAAGTGTTGAAGGTGCTTATGCAACCGATAACTCTTATGGTGTGAATGCTTCTGTTGATTATAAAGAAATGTTAGTTGTTGAAGCATCTCACGGCGTAAGTGACGGTATGACTACAAACTCTATTGCAGGAAAGGTTAAATTTAGGTTCTAAATCCTAAATAAAAAGGACATCATCACATAGACTGATGGATAATAAGAAAGAAAAAGCTATGGGACAAGTTATTCGTATTGCGATTTTGAGTTGGTCTGCCGCTCTCCTGACTGCTAGCTATGCAGGTATGCTATCCAAAATGGATCCTACCTTCATTGCTACTGTCTTCACAGCATCTGCTGCTACTTTTGGCATTAATACGATGAAGAAAGGTAGCGATGAAGATGAGAAGAAAGAAGAAGCACGTAGAGAAGAATTAGTAGAATCACCTCCTGAATCACCTGTTTCACTAGAATCACCTGTTTCAGCAAATATTGAAACAGCATCCCTTGAATCAAGAGTGGAAGCTCTTGAGGAAGGACAAGTTCAACCTCGCACAGGAGCCTGATGGCGAAGTCTGCCAATAAAAGCAAAAAAGGTTCTGCTGGGGGTCAAAAAAACTCTAAACAGAATCAAGGTAATGCTGCTGCTAACAAAGCGAAAAATGGTGGAAAGAAAAAATGAGGTATTATGCCAAGAGAATGGAATACTCCTATACGAGAGCCGTGGAATCCTATAATTAAAAAGTGTCTAGATGCAATTGATAATCATATGCGATTGTATCTAGACACCAAAGATGGATGGCACCTTTCTCAGGCAGAAATATTAAGAAAGTATGTGAAAGATTTAAAAACCTGGATTCATCGTCAAGAGGGGCGACAATGAAAAAAATTCTTACAGCAATTGGTTTATCACTATCTCTAGTTGCTCCAATACAAGCAAACACAATAGTTAAAAAGCAACCCACCGTTCCAGCATATAGTCTGGCTGCGATGGGTTGTATGATTTTAAGGGAGTGTACTGAAGGTGTAGAACAACTTATGGCAGACTCTTCTCTTCTCAAAGGAAAAGAGTTTGATAATTTCCGAGAAGAAATCAAAAAGATTCTTGCTGGACTCGATAAACTAGGTGTTCCTGTTTATGTTGGACCAGCAAGATATTTCACTTCAAGAACAGTTGGTCTTTACAAACCAGATTACAATCGTTTCTTTGTGAATGAAGAATTACTGAAAGACCCCAGAGAGTTTCTAGGAACAATGAGGCACGAAGGATGGCACGTCGTTCAGGATTGTATGGGTGGTGGAGTTAAGACTTCTTTTATGGCACAAGTCCATCAGGATTCTGAGATTCCTGCCTGGGTAATGAAGAATACCAAACTTGCTTATGAGAGTATGGGTATGAGTCGTGCTGTTCCTTGGGAAGCAGATGCGAACTGGGCAGAGGAACAATCTAATCAAACAGTTAGACACTTAGAAATGTGTGCTAAGGGACCTCTATGGGAACAAATTAGACCTACTCCACTTACGATGGATTGGTTAATTGGTTGTGGATGGATGAAACCGCAGGAAGGATATAAAGAATATGTGCCTAATAAGAAAACAGAATATTGTGTAGAAGGTAAATACTGATATATATTAAGGATGGCACATCTGGAGATGCAAGATGGACACGACTCTACCAAAGGAAGTAATTCTTCAGGCAGTTAAGGACTGCGTTGATGTTTATGCTGATGAAAACGATTACATTGTAGACAAAAGTATTCCTGGATATTGTATTCTTGCAATTGAGGGAACAAATGAAACTTCTGACTGGGTGACTAATCTTAAATTCTTATTCCGTAGTGATGATACTCACAGAGGATTTAA